ATATTAAAGTTATTATTTGGTAAAGTTGTGGTACAAGTTAAAGTTGCTTTAGTATTACCTGATGCTCCATACCATATTTCAGGCGTTACTACTTTAGATGCATTCATTTTTAGATTAATTCCATTTTGTGATCCTGTTAAACATAACAAACTACCACTAACATCACTAACGCTACTTTTATATATCGATACAACAGATATAGCGCCTGTTGGTAAAGTTCCATTAAATTCAACAAAATAATTTCCTGTAGTTCCTGGTACAAAATTTATACTACCACTATATGTTGATTGCCATAAAGGTGCGGCACCTCCACCTTGCTTTCCAAATGTAGCTTGTGGTTCGGTTGCACTACCACTAGCACAATTTGATGTTATACCACTTGAGCCTTGAGCTGGTTCATAAGATATAGGATTTCCCCAATCATAAAGTATAAATGAGCCAGTTGGATAATCAAATTGATTAAAATTTAATTGCTCTCCTGAGCTTTTTACAAAAAATTGTGGTATCATAAATTATACAAATGAATATGCTGGTACCAAATAAACAGTATTAGTATCAACAGAGGTTAAAGATATAATGTCAGTTGAACTAGATGGTGATGGAATATATGCTGATCCTGATGGTTGCTTTACATTAGAACTAAATGTTGCACTACCTGATATACCTACATTTATCACTACTGTTGCTGTCACGCCTGGTTGTGCATTAATTACATTAATATTTGTTGAGCCACTTAAAGTTAATGTAAAATAGTTTGCTTTACTAAAATCAATACTTGCAGTAGCGCCTGATATCGTAACAGCACTTACATTTTGATATACTGACCCCGTAATTGTTAATGAGCCTGTGATTATAGTTGAGCCTGTAATAGTTTGATTCCCTATGAATGTATTACTTCCAGTAGTTGCGTATGAGCCTGTAAAAGATGATATTGTATTTATTCTACCATTTATAATAGAGTCCGATGCGGATACAGATGCAGATAAAGTATTTATTGATGATGATACTGATGCATCATTTGATTGTGTATAAGCATTGAATGAAGCCGTATTTAACTTTGTATCAATGTTTGCCTGTAATACTGATGCTGATTGGTCTAACTCACCTTGCGTTGCATAACCACCACTTAATGATGAGGAAAGGTTTAATAATTGAGTAAGTGATGCAGTTACACTTGAATTGATTATATTCTGTGAACTTGTATATGAGTTTAGATTTGTTATGCTAACCTTTGCACTACCACTCCATACTTCTATATCATTTAATCTGATATCGGTAGAGGCAGTATATGCATCCATTCCAGTTTTGTATGTATCAAATGAAGCCGTATTTAGTTTTGCATTATCAGAAGTAAATGTTAGAGTTGCTATCGGCCCTCCTACATTTGCTACCAATGATGCTGAAAAGAATGTACCAGGTCCAACTAAATTTATTCTGGTTGATGTTCCTAATGTTACTCCGTTAGATTGTATTTGTACTATTGAACTAGTGTATGCAAAGAATGATGCTGTTTGTACACCTAATAAAGAAATACTATTATCTGCCGATTGTGTAAACCCATTAACACCTGAATTGATTGTTAATTGAGATGCAGTGAATGCGTTTAGTTGATTAAATGATGGTTGCTGTGATGCTGTAAATGTATTCAATGCAGAGATAGAGTTATCCCATCCTGCACTTGCTGTATCATATGTAGATTGATTAACAGTTGAATCAATTACGTCAACATTATAATCTCTTAACTTTTCCGGCGTAATGTAGCCAGTTGAGTTATTAGGAAAGCTTTGGTTATTTTGTACTAATAAGCCGTTTTTACTTAATTGGGCCATTTTATATTATTTTAAGTTATTTCGTATCCTTCGTTGAATGTTTCACCATCGAAACCGCCTTTTACAGGATATGGTGATTCTATTTGTCCAATGCCCTGATTCATTAGGTATCCTTTGCAGCATGCTACATCATAAGTATCTCTATCTAAACATAGACATCCTCTTCTACTATTCTTTGGACTTGATAAACCTTTAGTTGGGCCAATGTAATATCCTGCGCTATTTTCTCTGTTTACAGATACACGAAGATTACCATTTCTGCTGTTAGACCATATTCCCATTGCGTTTCATTTATATCATAAAAACAAATAAAAACCGAAATATAGTTATACTCTCATCTTCTTCATTGCTTCCTTATGCAAAAGGGTTTCTAATTCATTCTTATCTCCTATGTATGCAAGTAGGAGTAAACACTTCTCTAACGGTTGGGCTGTGATGGCTTCAAACTTTGTAATATCTCCGGCTGCCAATTCGACAAGCGCTGAATATCCTTTCCACTTCTTGCCAAAATTGATTTGATGTTCAGAGGTAATTCCTCTACCTTCAAAGAGTTCAGGGTAGCGTTCAGCAAGTCCATTGATAAATTGGTGAAAAAAAAAAGTGCTCCAAAGTGTACATCCATTCCTACATTAAGAAACTTATCCCCATCTAACTTGCCATCATATGCCTGTATTTGATATAACTCTCCCTTCTTCTTTATTACAGGTCTATATAGTATACTCATTATCTTTGCCCAATTCGTATCTATTGTAATCGTGTCCCATTGTGTAATATCAAGGTAAGCACCATAAGGCATTTGCGATAGATTAGGCTCGAATCCATATTCTACCCCATCGATAGTTATAAATCTTTGCAAAGGTAATTCGGTATGTGCTATAAAACGACTCAACTCTCCCCTTAACATATTCATATCTCCTAAACTCAAACCCTTTATCCATTGTGGGTCTAAATCGCATAAGTGGTGTAGAGTCACTGCAGTAATTGCTTCCTCATCTCCTTCATAGTTTTTAATATCATCCATCAGTGCTAACCATTTCTTTAGCGGCACTGAAGAATAATCAGTCGGTATTGTTAATGTTATTTCCATACATAAGTGTTTTAAGCATATTTGTTAATCTGGTATTTTTTCTTTCTTCGTTTTCTAATTTAGCATTCATTGCAATCATTTGTGCACGAAGTGTTTCATTTTGTTCTTGCAATTCTTTTGCGTATAGTATCAATTCCTTTATTTCAGATTCAGTCCACGTTTGCATATTAGTATCTTATATTTCCAATTGTTATTGCATACTTACCCTTATTCTGTGCTTGCTGTGATAGTTTCATCATACAACAATAACGTGCAGCATCTATTAAGTGGTCTAATCCTCCTTCAGGTACATCCGTTACATATCCGTATTTATCTTGTGCGTATTGGTAAGCATACATTTCATTGATTAAATTCTGTGATGATTTTAGAATGCTTATATTCCAATTCTGCATTACTGATATTCCGAATTTGATACTATCCTTTCCTTTCACTACTGGCTTTATGTTGAAACCCATTCGATATAATTCTTCAATCAATCGAGGTTCAGCAGAATCTGCCCATATCTCTTCTTGCTTTGTAATATCTAAACTCCTTAAACGGTCACCTATATCTTTTGTTACCATTCCCTTTTCGTAAATAAGCTCTTCCAAAAATATTGTATCAGAGTTTTTATACACAGCAACAAGTGCAGTAGGGTCACTGCTAAACCCAAAGTCAATGCCAAAACCAATAAAGTCGGCATCAATACTATCCACCACATTAAATACAAATATAGCCCTTTCATTCGGCGCAAACTCACCTTTACCATATATCTTCCAATATTTAGGATTCTTAATTTCTAATTCTTCAATTGCGTAAACTAATTCCTTTGGCAAGAATGTATTATCCTTATATGTAGTAACGTATCTTTCACAATCTTGCATTTGCCTTAACCAATGATATGGCGATACAGTTGGGTTGTATGCCAGTATTATTCTGCCTGTTGTACGAATGCTTAACTGAAAATAACTTTCCTCATCTATCTCGGATGCTTCATCAATAAATAGGATGTCCGATTTGATACCACGTAGTTTTTCTGCATCATCAGTAGAAATAAACTGAATGTTAGAATTAAAATACTTCCATATCCTATCCGTGCCATTGTAATCTTCTTCATGCCAAATCTCTAATCCTTTTAGTATATCAATGAAATCCTTTATCACAGTACGTTTCAGCGATGGTATTGTTTTACGGACTACTGTCACATTTAAACCATCATTAGAAATCATTTGCACTAATAACCATTGTAGCACTGCGTATGTCTTACCACTTCTCGTACCTCCAATATGTTGTGTAACCCTGCTTTTAGCATTCTGGATATGCCCGTATGTTATTGTTGTTTGTATATCAATCTTTGATGGCATCTTTTGATTGTGTTATTTGAACTGATATTTGCTGTATCTTTTGTTCTATTTCCCCTTTCATTTCCGTTCTACTCAATTTAGGTAGAGTATACTCCATTAACTTTAGAGCCAGTTCAATTGCTTTCTCTGGGTCTTTCTTTTTTATTTCTGCTAAATCATTTGAGAGAGTGTCTAGGGTATTATTCACAGCACGTGCAAGTGTTAATTTCATTTGCTCTGTACTTCTATTAACTGCTCCTGCAGGTCTTCCAGCTTTATTTATTCGGGTATCCCCTTTAACGAATGGCATTGTATTTTATTGTATTTAACTATAT